GGTCTGGGTAATCATTTCAGACGTTCGTTTCAGAAAGTTGCGATCCATAGTTAAAACTCTTCAACCCAAGCGTGATGTGTGTAACATCTTACTGGGATTGATTAAAAACCTATGAATACTAAAATTCAAAAACGTAAGATGTAAACATCTCGTCTAGGACAAAGAACAAGGTCTTTGACCCCCACTCGACCGCCGAGTGGTATTCTGACTTTAAAGGAAAAGCCTTTTATGGTGTTTATTATGTCCACATGACATTGTGACTGACCCAATAGCCACTAGTTGATTGCCAACGGATCACCGTAAGCGTATAAGATTGGCGCTCCAACAAACATACCGAGCTGAAAATCTTCGGCAATTGAAATAAATTTGTCCAATCGTGTAGTATCTGTAACTCCGTTAGTTACCATCTCAATACTAATCTCATGCCCTGAATGAAGTGCAGCATAGTAATCGATGTCACGAGCAGGAACAAAACGCTGTCCAACAGTGTAGAAAGGTGTTTCATATTCCAAAACAGGATTATTGCGCACAGGAGTATAATGAGAACCTCCCAAAGTCGGTCTCAGAGTCTCTTGGATTTTCTTGCGTCTATCACCATATAAAACGGATGCTAAGGCGTGAGAAGTGGCACCGTTAGAAACTCCAAGAATGTTGTGGCGTGAGACAACAAGACTCGGAGATGGGAAAGCTGCTGAAGACCCGGTATATAGTACTTTATGCCGTAGTCCACCTCTTCGGCAAGCGTATGCCGGAGTTAGCCAGTTGAGCAAGGTCATTGTACAGTAATTGTATGATTTTATTCCGGGAGACGAATTAGCTTGATTTTGTCCATTGGGATCCCATCCTCTGTAATAAGGGAAATCAGAGAGATCTTGCGAAACAATACGAGCACCAAATCCAGTGTCGCCAGGCCAATAAGAGTTGTGATATTGGTACCGACGAAGTAAATCTCGGAAGGAAACAATGCGTTCCCCTTGGTAAACCAGATACTGATTATCATCCTGAATCATATCTCCTGGAGAACCAAAAGATTGTACGGGCTCGGAACAAGTAGGTGCATTAGATTCATCGGTAGTTTCTGCTAGCACTTCAGGTGCCTGATCGGCCTGTTCTACATAAACGGACATGTTAGTAAGGCCCTTCACAGTGGGAACGGCGACAGCAAAATCTGCGCCAGCTGAAACCCAAACTTGAACTTTGACATTGGCTTCTGTAACGGCTGGTGTAGCAAGTTCATTAACAACGTAAACAGATAAAGTGCCATTATCAAAAGGAGTACCTCCAATTATAGGAGCAGTATCATCATGTAATGATAAAGTCGGCCAAGTATCAGGACCAGGATTCTGTGCGAAAGCACGAATATCAGCCCACTTAACTTCATATTCAAAATCACGAGATTCGGAGATATCAACAATAGTGGAATAAGTTTGGTTATAAGGAATCGGACCAGATGGTAAAGTGGTAGGATTGTACACAATTCTTAAACGACCACGATGGTATTCTGAACAAACAACATTAAACCGAAATTTGATGGAACCTTGCCAAGCTTCAAAGGGAGCAGATGCGAAAGCAAGAGCAGTAGGATGGATCTCCGTTGCAGGAGAAACTGACAAAGTTTGGTTATAATACGGTCCAACAAGCATGGATGTAAGTAAAGTGTCCGCAGTTGCAGCTTCAAGCCAATCAAATTGTCGCCAAAAAGAAGGACGTTGTGCGATAGACATGATTGTAAGCTCATCTTCTCCACCGAGCCCCATAACACGTGAATCAATAGTAAGTTCATTCTTAGAATCAACTGACAATTTTACAAGTGGTTCTGGGGAATCAGTGTTGCAAACATTACCCATAAAACGAGGGACATAATTGTGGGTGTCTTCAACTACTTGCGGACGTGAATATCCGAAAATTTTAGCAACTTGACCAATCTTGGTAGCAACCATGGAGGTCGCCTTGGCATAAGGTGCTAGAACTGGAATCATAGAAAGAGCATTAGCAGCAGAGGACATTGCTGATGCAGGTTTGCTAATCAATCCGTTCGAAGTGAATTCGTCAGAATTGGACATATTATTGGTTTTCTTCATACCTTTAGCTTGTTCAACATAAGGTTTTGGAAATCCATATTCATCTAACTCACTGTTAGTGGATCCAGATTGAGCGACAGAGGTAGTTGGTACAGCCAACATCAAATTCTCTGCCCAAACAAAAATGGAAACCGTGATGGGGTCGGTACCTCCATTAGCATGCTGGAGAACGTCGAAGTCATGAATGGTTACACGACC